GACCTACTGGGCCAACTGGACCGACTGGTGCTACTGGTATAGGTGCTACTGGTGCTACTGGTGCTACTGGTGCTACTGGTGCTACTGGTGCTACTGGTTCTACCGGAGCAACAGGTTCTACAGGTCCAACTGGTGCTACTGGTCCACAAGGACCTGCATCAGCAGGTAATGCATATACACACTATCAAAACGTTGCATCATCAACATGGACTGTAAATCACAACTTAGGATGGCAGTGGGTCAATGTAGAAGTTATTGATGAAAATGGTTTCAGTTATGCAGGAAGATATGATTTCCCATCTATAGAATTTACAAGTTCAGATCAACTCATAATGGTTTGGACGTCACCTATAGCTGGCAAGGCATCTGTTACGTATGGCGGTCAAGGTGCTACAGGTGCTGCAGGTGCTACTGGAAGTGGTGCAACAGGTGCAACAGGTGCTACAGGTAGTGCAGGTGCTACTGGAGAGACTGGTGCTACAGGTGCAACAGGTGCAACAGGTGCTACAGGTGCTGCAGGTCCTACTGGCGCAACTGGACCTACAGGCGCTACTGGAGAAGGTGCTACTGGTGCTACTGGTCCTGTTGGTGCAACTGGTCCATCAGGTGATGCAGTAGTAGGTGCTACTGGTGCTACAGGTTTACGTGGAGCAACTGGCGCTACCGGTATAGGTGCTACTGGTGCTACTGGTCCACAAGGACCACCAGGCGATGCTATAGTAGGCGCTACAGGTTCTACTGGTGCAGGTGCAACTGGACCGACTGGACCTACTGGGCCAACTGGACCTACTGGGCCAACTGGACCGACTGGACCTACAGGTGCTACTGGTGCTACAGGACCAACTGGACCGACTGGTGCTACTGGTATAGGTGCTACTGGTGCTACTGGTCCTGTTGGTGCAACTGGTTCAGGATCATCTCTAGCATTATATCAAGAACCTGGTACACTGGTAGAAAATGTTGATTTAATAATTATTGATGGCTGCGCAACTTTATCACAAATACTACCAGGAACTGCTAAGATAGATGTAGAGTGTCCCTTTGACTTAATAATTCAGGATGAAGGTACCACTATTCAAACAGGAACTACAACTCTAAACTTTGTAGGTTCTGGCGTAACTGCTGCTGTAGACGGAGCAAACAAAGTAACAGTAACTATACCTGGCGGTGGAGGTGGAGCAGGTGGATGCTACACACATATTCAAAGTTCTGCCAATACAGTTTGGGACGTAACACACGATTTAAATGACCAATATGTAGTTGTAGAAATCATAGACACAGCCAACTATAGTTATGCTGGTCGTTATGACTATCCACAAATAGAGTTTTTAACTGCTAACACCGCACGTATAACATGGACCACTGCAATAGCAGGCAAGGCTGTATTTAGTTGCGGTGGTGTTGGTGCTACAGGAGCACAAGGCAATGCAGGTGCAACTGGCGCTACAGGGCTTACAGGTGCAACTGGTGCTACAGGTAGTGCAGGTGCAACAGGAGCCACTGGTGCAGGTGCTACTGGGGCTACAGGTCCAACTGGCGCTACAGGTACTGCAGGTGCTACAGGAGATAGTGGGGCAACTGGCGCTACAGGTGCTACTGGTATTGGTGCTACAGGTGCTACAGGTCCACAAGGTGCTACTGGTAATACTAACCTAACGGTATATCAACTTCCTGGAGTAGCAGTCCACGACGTAAGCACATTAGTATTTGCAGGAAACTGCGTAACAGTGAGTGAACTTTCACCAGGCACTGCACAGATTGAGATTGCATGTAGCAATGGCGGTGGTGAAGGCAATGGCTGCTTCCTATATACGCAATCAAGTGATGCTAGTGTATGGACAGTTAATCACAATCTAAATCAACAATATTTGAACGTTGAAATAATAGACGTTGATGATTATACATACGTTGGAAGATATGATTATCCAACAATATTATTCCAAGATGCTAATACATTAGTTATAACTTGGTCAGTACCGATGTCAGGTAAAGCAGCAATAACTGGTTGCGGCGGCGGCGGAAGCGGTGAGGTTGGTGCTACAGGTGCTACTGGTGCTACTGGCGCAACAGGTCCAACTGGCGCAACAGGTCCAACTGGCGCAACAGGTCCAACTGGCGGTTTATCATTACAAGAAATTATAGTTGATAATGGATACATAGTATGTGGTGCGGATCCAGTTACTGGCGTATCAATAATAATACAGTTTGGTAAAATTACACGCGGAGCAGCTAACTGGAATGAACCAAACACACCAACAGCAAGTTTTCCAATTGAATTCCCAACTGCTTGCTTAAGCATTTCTATGATCTATGACGGGGAGAATTCAGCATATGACTACTGGCCACAAGTATATGAGTTAACCACCTCTACATTTCAGTGGTTCTCACAAAGAGCAAGTAGTGGAGCAACACAAGCTAATCACCTATGGTACATAGCGATAGGATTCTAAAATGACAATTTTTTATAGCCCAAGTAAAAAAAGTTTTTTAGATAGTAACTTATCCTATAAATCTATGCCTACTGATTTAATTGAGGTTGATGTATCAACTCATAAAAAAATAGTTAATGAGTTACATAATAACAACAAAGAAATTAGTGTAGTCAATGGAAATATAACGCTAGTAGAAAAACAAGATCGTATTATTGAAAACAATTGGAATCATGTCAGATCCAAAAGAAAAAAATTATTAGCAGAATGTGATTACACACAACTTCCTGATTATCCTACAGATAAAAAATCAGAATGGGCTAATTATAGACAAAAGTTAAGAGATATACCTCAAAAGTATAAAAATATTACAGACATCATTTGGCCATCAAAGCCTGACTAAGTTATTAGGATAAGATTATGAATACATCAGAATTAAGTTTAGTAATAGGTAAAATAAAGTCAGATTATAAGAAACAAAAAATATCTGAGACTGCTGCAAAGACACAATTACAAAGTATAGATTGGAATAATATAGTAGAAGATACTGTATCAAAAACTCTATTACAAACTGTAGTTAAGGCTACAATATTAATACTTAATACACCTAAAGAATTATGAGTAGTGAAGATACTAACAAAGTTGTTGTTACTCTACAGAAAGGTGTAGATGTAGATGCCTTTATAGATGAGATGATTAGTAAAGGCAGTAGTAGTCCTTTTGTGCCATCTCGCCAGGTAGAAATTCATAATTTAAAAGAAGATAGTCTACGTAATGTAGATTTTATAATGACAAGAGCTGAGTGTCATGAATTAAGAAAGGATCCAAGAGTAATACATGCAAGATTTGGTAGTAAAGCAGAAAATGGAATATATCCTGAACTAGACACAGTTGATATTAGTAGAAGTTATTATAGAACTCAGAATTTTCATACAGGAAATATAGATCAAAGTTGGGGTATGCCTCAGACAAATTCAAGAACAAATCAATATCCGGATCCTGAGGTCAGGGTCGTAGAATATCAACAAATTTATACAAGTATGGGCATTGGTGTTGATTTTGTGATACAAGATACCGGATTACAAATTAATCATCCTGAGTTTACCAATACTTATAATAACGTAAGCAGAGTAAATGTTATTAATTGGTTTCAAGCCACCAGTATACCTGGCACTATGCCAGTGAATTTTTATACTGATACTAATGGTCACGGCACAAATGTATGTGGAATAACAGCAGGAAAAACATATGGATTGGCTAAAGGGGCCGCAATTTATGTAATGAATATATTAGGAAGTAATGCGGATTCTAGAATGCCGATTAGTCAATCTTTTAATTTGCTAAGAACATGGCATACCCAAAAGCCTGCTCAAACTAATGGTTTTTGGACTACGAAAAGACCAACTATTGTAAATATGAGTTGGGGTTTTAGAGGAAGTACATCACAGATTGCCGGTGGGGTTTATAGGGGCACAAGTTGGACAGGTAGTGGCGCTCAAAATCAATATGGCTTAGTAAATGGAAATGGAGGTGTTAATATAAGTGTTGAAAGCGTCAATGCAGATGTTTCAGATTGTTTAGATGCGGGTGTCATTTTAATAGCTGCTGCAGGCAATAGTAGCTATAAAATAGATGTACCTGGAGGATTAGATTACAACAATACAGTAAGGTTTGCGGGTGACCCTACACAGTATTATTATATGCGAGGAAGCACTCCTAATATAGATCCTAGATCAATCAGGGTTGGTGCTGTTGCATTACAACCTGTACCTGAAAGAAAAACTAACTTTAGTTGTACAGGACCCGGTGTTTGTATTTATACTGCAGGAGATTATGTTGTAGGTCCATGCAGTAATGTAAATGCATTTGAGGCCAGGGGGGTTTATCCTGTCGCAACATATCCTTATAATTCAAATTTTAAAAGTGTTAAGGTAAGTGGCACCAGTATGGCAAGTCCGAATGTAGCAGGTTTAGTTTGTTTATTATTACAGGCACGACCTTGGTATGACATGGGGAGGATTTATAATTGGATTAATGATAATGCTTCAATAAACAGATTAGCTAATAGTGGTGGTGGCTATACAGATTTTCAAAGTCTGCAGGGCGGACCAAACAGATATCTATATAATCCATGGGCTACAGGATCATTTCCCACAGTAATTTTACCTAATAGTGACGTAGAAATTTGGGCAAGGAAATTATAATATGGCACAGCCTAGATGGATAACCTCAGCAGGATCAATAGGTGTTTATCCTGCAAGTATTGAAATTAATTATCAATTTGAAGCTGTTGCTGTATTACCTTCTACCTCTATAACCTATAAATTATTAAGTGGTATATTACCTAATGGCCTATCTCTTGATGTGTTTGGTTTATTATCCGGCATACCTACTATAATATTTACTGATAAATTATATCAATTTGTAATAAGAGCTACTGATAATTTAGGAAATGTACTTGATAGAACTTTCACCATACAAATATTAGGTGTGGTAGCGCCAGAGTTTACAACTCCTTCAGGATCTTTGTTTACAGTTAATGATAGTATTTGGAAAGAATTTCAAGTTCAATATAGTAACCCTGTGCCTGAAAACGAAGTTGAAATAAGAGTTTTACAAGGAACCTTACCTCCAGGATTAGAAATTAATGAATTTGGTTTAATAAGAGGTTACGCACAACCACCTATTGTTACAACTAACTTAGGTTTAATTAATACTACTGCAACAGCTACCTTGATGACAACTAATTTAATTACTTGTTTATCGACTGAAGGCTTTGAGATAGGAAGACCAGTAATATTTAGCGGCGGGGTAATAGGTGGACTTACTGCAGGTTCAACATTTTACGTAAAAGAAATTATAAATTTAACTCAATTTTCTGTAAGCACTACTATAAACGGACCTGTATATATTTTAAATGAAGACGACGGCATAATGACTGTAACTCTTCCAAACGTTAGTGTAGGTGAACCTACAATAAGGACATTTAGTTTTACTTTAAAACTTGATAGTGCGTTAGGTAGTGATATACAAACTTATTTTATAACTATTAAAAATCAAAACACTCCAGTGACACAAGGCGGAGAGGGTAAACCTCAAAATACCAGAGAACCGGTAATATTTAATACAAGACCTCCAACATATAAAATTGAAGATAGTGTAAATTATAGATACTTTATTTTACCTGAATATGGTTTAATTACAGGAGCTACATATAATCCTAATCAATATGCCTATATTGGAAAATTCTATAGTGACAATTATTTTGCTTTTAAAATTTTAGGAAACGATTTTGATAATAATACATTATCATATTCTTTTGCTGGACTGCCATTAGGACTCTCAGGAGATAGTACTACAGGATGGATTACAGGAACACCTGTGATTGCTGACAATAGTATAAGTCAATTTAATTTTAGTGTTGCAGTTTTCAAAAGCGAGTTCCCGCTTATTCAAAGTCAATTCTATAATTTTGAATTTAGACTTAGTAATGGTATTGATGGAGTAATAGTTTGGGAAAGTCCATCTGATTTAGGTACATTAAGTAATAATCAACTTAGTTTAAAACGTGTCACTGCAGTTTCAGATGTTGAACTTTTTTATAGACTAACAAACGACAGTGGGGACTTACCACCTAATCTAACATTATTATCAAACGGTGAAATTACAGGCAGGGTCGCGTTTCAGCCTGAAAATTATATTACAACATTAAATGATATTAACACATTTACTTTTACAGTAGAAGCTTATAGTAATGAATACCCATTACTTACAAATACAAAAACTTTTACAATAAATGTATTGCAGGAAAATTTTCAACCTCTAGATACACTTTATGTTAAATGCACACCAAGTATTGAAGATAGATTAATTATTGATAGTTTGTTAACAGATGACACTTTAATACCGAGTGAATATTTGTATAGGCCAGAAGATGTTAATTTTGGTAAATCAACCTATGTAAGTTATGTTCACGCCTATGGTATTTTTGCTAGTAACTTAGATCAATATATAGCTGCTATCACTAAAAATCATTATTGGAAGTATTTAACTTTAGGATCGATTGAAACTGCAGTTGCTAAGGATGAAAATAACGAAGTAGTTTATGAAGTAGTTTATAGTAGAATTATTGATAACTTAGTAAGATATAGTCCGGAACAAGATGGATTCGCCAAAGATTATCTAAGTATAAGCAAAGAAGTTCGTTGGCCATTCCCAATCGATTTAGCATTGGGGCCTTGGTATACAAGTAGTACAACAATTTATACTAGCTATATTGATAATCAACCTTCAATTTTATATACTCAATATGGATATGATACAGCAACGCAATCTGAAAATGACATATTAGTAGAGCAGGGTGCACCATTATTTTATACAAGTTTAACACCAGGCTATGTTTTAAATTTATATCCTAATAGCTTGCCGAATATGAGAAAGCAAGTTGGAGATGTTTTAGGGCAAAATTATGACGCAAATATTTTACCATTATGGATGACTAGTCAACAGATTGACGGCAATACATTAGGATTTACTCCTGCTTGGGTGATTTGTTATACCAAACCTGGATTTTCACAAACTATTAAACGCAACATTGAAACTGAATGGGTAGATCCTATTAATAATAGTTATAAACTAAACAACATTAACTTTAGAATAGACAGGTTCACTGTTGATAAAAGTATGACTTATAATTATGAAAATTCATTTATACCACCTGCTTGGACTGGGCTGCCAAGTGCATACCCAACACCTGACCCTGTTGATAGTAAAGATTTTTACGTTTTATTCCCGCACAAGACAATTTTACCTAATGATCCTCAGGTTTACTAAATACAATGTAGGATTTTATAAATTATGAGTAATATTGACACTAACGGTATAGATGTAAATTATCCGATCCCTGGCGTGAACAACAGTACGCAGGGATTTAGAAGTAACTTTACAGCAATAAAAACTAACTTAGACACTGCAGGAACTGAGATCACAAACCTGCAGCAGAATGTTGTATTGAAAGCAGCATTAGCCAATTCAACATTAAACAACGACATGGCTAACACTCTTATTGCGAATGCCAGTACTCTTGCATTTAGATCAACAACTTACAATTTAGGTAACGCCTTAACCGGTACTGTTTTAATTAACGCAAGTATAGCCGACGTTCATTATGGACAAATAGCAAACAATATAACATTAAATACAAGCAGTTGGGCTCCTGTCAATACACAACAATCAATAGAAATTCAATTATCTACGAGCAATGCTGATGCGAATTATACTATAAGTTTTCCTGCTAACATAATTGCAACATCAAATAACTATGGCGCAACTATGCTTGAGAATTTTGCTAATGTAAGTAACGTCTCTCAAATATCATTTCCTTATGGCATCACACAACTTAACTTTAGAATTACAACGATTGATTGCGGAAATTCTATCTACATTGAACCTATCAATAGAAACTATCAGTCAACTCAGTTAGTTAAAAGAACTCCGCCAAGTACAGGACAACAAGGCGACAAAGTAGGTACTGTTTGCGTTGATAATACAACGTCAACGCAACTAAGTGTTAGTACCTTAGCAAATGATTTTATTATCACAAGCAATACATCAAGTTTATATAATGGTTTACCTGTAGTATTCACAGCAAGTAATGCTGCAGTTAGTACTGAAGCCAACTTAAATCTAGGTACAACTTATTATGTAAGCAATGTTGCTAACTCAACAGCATTTAAAGTTTCTGCGAATGCTAATATATCTGGTAACGTCGATTTAGCAGGAAACGTTGCCTATATGAATATGAACCCTGTCAGTTACATGTATGTTGCTGCAGCAAATTATAGTTCGAATTCATACAGTATTAATATTGACACAACCTCGGCGCCTAATATAATTAATGTAACTGGAGCAAACATTATTTACTTAGATGTAAATCAACCTGTTATATTTACGGGCGTCAGTGGTTTAAGTAACATAGGCGTGACTGCAAATACGCCATATTATGTAAAGTCATGGAGCAGTGGTACTGGAAATTTAACTGTAAGCTTGTTTAGAACTAATGGTGTAGCAGGCGTTGAATTTCAAGGTATAGAAACAACTACATTAACAAATGTAGATGTAGATATAACAAATTATGACGGTTTAGATATTTGGAGAAGGATACCTTTTAATCCTTTTTAATAAATGGAACATCCGTTTATACATAATCTTGATGAAAAAAGTTTAGAAGATTTGCAAAATATAATTTCAGATTTAAATAAAAAATTAACTTTTGCCTATAGAACTGGCAATCAGCCTTTGATACATCAACTACATATGGCTATAGATAGTCATAGAACTGCATATAATAAAAAGATGGACGATTTAATTAAGAAGCAAAATCTAAATATTAAAATCGATGTCAAAAAATGAATGTTAGAATAGAAAAAAGTTTTGTGTTTCAGGCTGCTATTCATTTTGAAGGCACATTTATGGTAAACACCTATGATATGAACTTGTTGATGACTGTGCTTACAGAAGATCAATGGGAACAAAAAATAGCTATTGAACGAATTAATTTTTATCTTCTTGAAAATTTAGAGCATAACATATTTGTACACAATAAGGATAAAAAAGCTATAGACAAGTATAGAAAAGCAGGCTTAAAAGTTATAGAATTACCTGAAGAGCCCTTCGATCAAATAATTGGTATAGTTTTAATGTTAAAATTTGATGCTATTATGGAAGGTAGAGTAGCTGTAGATGAGATAGTATTTGGAAGTAAATTAACTAGTAACATAAAGTTCCATACACTTTTTGAAGAGGCTGAGGCTACATATGCAGGTAATAACTGGTGGAATAATAACAGTTGTGTAATTACTACCACTAAAAAGGATAAAGTAGTAAAACTTTTTGATACTAACGATTGGAAAGATGTGGGCTTGACATGGAAGGCAAGTTAATTTAAACTAACTTAATGTTCAAAGACAAGTTTGGTCAAATAGTATTGTCAGAAAGTGACATACTTGATATCTATTATAAAAACCCAAATAAACAATTAGAAGCCTTGACAGATATAGAAATAACTTTTAATGGTGAGTTAGATGTAGTAGTGCCCAAACTTAAACCTTATAATAATTTAGATATTTCTATAAGTGAGTTTGACAGTATAAATCAATCTAATTGGCACATGCCTGATCTATATAAAGAAATGGACATTGCTAAATTTGTTTTGGAAAATTGTACAACAGAAGAAGAGTTACAACGAGCCGGTAAAGAATTATTGATGTTTCAAGAACGCAATATGTTTACATTATTGCAATATTTAAAATATTTGGTAGACACAATGAAAGCTAATAATATTGTGTATGGCGTAGGAAGAGGTTCCAGCGTATCAAGCTTTGTTTTATATATTATAGGAGTACATCGTATAAATAGCTTGTATTACGACTTGGATATAGAAGAATTTTTAAAATAGGAGTGGGATATGCCAAAACGTAGAACCGCGCAGGGAAAAATGATTGATATGGGTGCTTTGATTGCCAAAAATGAAAACGTCAGAGCAGTTGGCAACATGAAGGTAAATGCTAGAGGCGATCATATTGATAGCAATGGGAACGTTATTACTCCTGTTACTGAAAAGGTTGCTAAAGGCTATAGTAAGACTGTAGGACATAAATCTGCACAAGTAACAAATTATAAACGACCATCAGTAAAACGTGAACTAACTAAGGAAGAAATTGAGTTAGAACAACAGTTAGAAGCTGATTTTGAAGTAGAACAAATCAAAAAAACTAGTAAATAATATGAGCTTAAATATAAAACCTTATAATGTAAAAGATATACGTGCTATACACGACAATGTTATTGTAACCGATATGATTTTCGATGAACGTATTACATCAGGCGGCATAGTTTTAAGAAATGACGATATGAAAAGTCATGGAATTAGGCCGCGCTGGGCACAAGTTTTTAAGATTGGCCCAGAACAAAAGGAAATTAAAGTGGGTCAGTATGTTTTAATTGCACATGGACGTTGGACTCGAGGCATCAAAATAGAAACAGACAACGGAAATTATACAATTAGAAAAGTTGATAACAATGATATATTGTGTGTTAGTGATGACCCTGTATTTGATGAAACCCTTAGCGATAAGGATATCTAAATTCTTGACATGTGCCAAATTTATTGTTAGCATATAGTTATGAAAAATAAATTATGGGTAGAGGCATACAGACCTAAGTCCGTCGATGAATACGTTTTCGTCAATACACAGCAACGTGACCAAGTAAACAATTGGATTAAAGAAGAAACTATTCCACATTTGCTATTAAGTGGTGAACCGGGTACTGGCAAGACCACACTTGCTAAGGTTCTTATTAATGAATTACACGTTGAAGATTTTGATGTTCTTCAAATCAATGCATCTAGAACTAATAGCGTTGACGATGTAAGAGAAAAAATTAATTATTTCGTGCAGACTATGCCTTTTGGCAAGTTCAAGGTGGTGCTATTAGACGAAGCTGACTATCTAAGTCATAATGCGCAAGCAGCCTTGAGAAATGATATGGAAGCGTATCACATGACAGTGCGCTATATCCTAACTTGCAATTATCAACACAAGATCATTCCTGCACTCAAGTCACGCTGTCATGAATTTCATATTTCTAAGACTGATATGACTGAATTTACTGCAAGAGCAGCGACGGTACTTGTAAACGAAAATATAGAATTTGATCTAGAAGTATTAGATACATATGTTCGCGCTACATATCCTGATCTAAGAAAGTGTCTAAATCAACTACAAGTAAACAGTGTAAGTGGAAAACTTGTTGCACCAATAATTGGATCAGGTGGAGAAGATGAGTTGTTAGTTACAGCTATACATTTATTTAAATCTGGGAAAATACTTGAGGGACGACAACAGTTGATGCAATATATTAGTTTATATCCTACTCGTATTGAAGATACTTATAGATGGATGTATGACAATCTTGATCTTTGGGGTAACAGCAACGAAAAGAAAGATGCATCAATTGTTATCATTCGTAATGGCTTAGCTAATTTGTCACTAGTTGGTGTTCCAGAAATTAGCTTAGCCGCGACTTTAGTTGAGTTAACAACATGAGATACTTATTAATAACATTTTTTAGAAAGGCCGGCGGTCAAATAGACGAAATGGTAAAGGTATGTAAAAAAGTTAAGCCTGCAGATTATAGTACATGCAATGTAATCATGGACTATGCTATTCAAAATGTTGAAAAATGTGTAATTGAAGGCAAAGCCATTGATAAGGATTTTAATAGGTTAAATGAATACTATAGGAAGATTTATCCTTCACTAATTGAGCAGCTAATCAAGGATGCTCCTTTATCTCTTAAACAAAAAGTTAAAAAATAATTAACTATATAGTTCTAAAACATCCTCAATAATCTTATGTCTTCTAATATCTCTTATTTCAAATTTACAAACACCTATCCCTGCTGTAGGTTTCTTTAACAATCTATTTGTTAGATCGTAGATACCATTATCTACCATGCGTCTATCTGTTTGTTCAATATCACCTGTAATAACTATTTTACTACCTATCCCAATTCTAGTCAACAACATTTTTAATTGCGTTGGTGTAGCATTTTGTGCTTCGTCTAATATTACAAATGCTTTTTTAAAATTACGACCACGACAAAATGCTAGTGGAACGATTTCAATAATTTGTTCTTCAAGCATATAAGTTATTTCACGTAGTGAGTAAAATTCATTAAGCACATCTACTAAAGGTCGTACCCAAGGTTCCATCTTACTGTTTAGATCGCCAGGTAAGAAACCATGTTTTTCGTCATCAACCGCTACCGCAGGTCTAGTCAATATGATCTTATCGCAGTCTCCGTTTCTTAGGGACTTAATCGCGGCTAGCATCGCTAAGTACGTCTTACCGGTGCCAGCTGGACCGGATACAACTACGATGTCTAAGTCTCTGTCGATGAGTGATAGGATGTATTTTTCTTGATTGATTGACTGCGGTAGCAGTTCTATCTTTTTCTTATTTTTTCGATTGTCTTGATTAAAATCGATTGTTTTATTTTCATGGATATAAAATTTATGTGAATTATTGTTCATTTTACGTTGTTGTTCTTTTCTTAAAGCACCAGTTTTTCTCTTACTCAAGTCAAATCTCCTTTGTGATTTAAGTATTTACCTTATGTAATATCCTAATATAGTAGATACTTTACACGGTAAAATATGATAAATATACTACCCTGTCCTTTTTTATATAATCCTGTTAGATATAGTTTTTGATAAATACAATATGAACCGCATGCCCGCAAATGACTTTTTTAATGATATAGATTTTGTTAGTATAATCAATACTATAAAAGGTATCATGACTAGCGACGGATCCATGAGTATTTTATTAGATTATGAGCGTGTATTAGATGATGCGGACGTTTATGCATTTAAAAATTGGAAGTTAGGAGAGTTGGTTCAGGGCCCAGATACTGGACGTTACAGCGTAACTTGTACTTTTATGTGGCCTTTTAAATTAATGCCTGATCCACGAGCAGCAAAAAGATTACTAACTTTAGGTTGTAAGGTTTTCTATAGTAAACAAGAAATTGAAGTGCCCATTGAAGTAACAGGATATGATGATTTTGTTCAAGGAACAAACTACCCTAAAGGAATAATGCGTAAAGTTTGGTTTGTAAAAATAGAAATCCCATTAGAATTAATGGATGATATTAAAGAAGGTAGTATTGATCTGGCTGATAAAACTGTTGATTTGAGTGAAATAGAAGACGCTTACAATGATGACTTAGATAAAGAAGATGCCCAACAAAATACAGATATGGATAAAAAGATGAATATTAATAATCCTTTACCACCTTTACCGGGACCAGCTCCTTTAGCGCCTCTTCCAGGATTATAAAATGAAACAAATTAATGAAGGTTTAGATTATCATGATATGGTTGGTCAAGTAGAACCAACTGTAAGCATTGACGAATATAGTGCTAAAATGGGCAAAGATAGTGAATTAATTACCTTAGCATTTACTGTTAATAGCAAAATGGCCGGTGACGATTTAACAAGTTGGTTCGAAAAAGGATATGATTTTGTTTTAGATGCACAGATAAGCGACGGCGAGATAGTACCGGGTAAGTATTTGGTATTTGTGGAAATGAATAGAAGAAGTCATGCTCCAAAGAAAATAATTTCTATGCTTGACGATTTAAACACATTAACAGAATTAGATTTAGAAGATTGGAAAATTAAAATTAAAGATAAAATATATGATCCAAGTGAAGAGGTTATAAAAAACAATATAACATTAAGCCCACATGACTACAGAGTCCAAGAAGAAAAACAAGAAGAATTAAATGAAATTCGAACTTTGGCTAACCTACCCACTAAAAATGTATTTGAAGATGACCAATATACTAAATATGTGAAATCAATAGCAGGTATTTAATATGCAAACATTACGACAAGCAGCTTCTATAACCACAGAACCAACAGTAGAAGGAAAGGGATTTTTTCATAATCTTAAAACTATGCTAGCTGACAGTGATGATATATCAGCACTATCAACTAAGCGCGTAGTATCAATTCTTGCTTTCTTTTGCTGTATGGTTGGTTTTTTCGTAGATTTGTTTACTAATTTAGAAATATCATCAGAAATCTATAGTAGCATGATGTGGGTAGCAATAGCTGGAATGGGTTTCACTGGTTTCGAGAAGTTTGCTCCAAAGAAGTAATTTTTCTTTGCATGAGAAAAAAATTATAGTATAATAGAGCATGGATCTCTACTCTGTATTAGGCATATCAAAATCTGCAAATGCTGATGAAATAAAAAAAGCATATCGTAAGCTAGCAAGTCAGCACCATCCAGATAAGGGCGGAGATACTGCTAAATTTCAAAAAATTCAAGAAGCATATGCAATTCTAAGCGATCCTGAAAAGAAAGCCCAACATGATAACCCACAAACGCAGGGTATACATATGGGCCCAAATGGATTTTCTTTCCAAATGGGCGGTGATATAAATGATATTTTTAATCAAATATTTGAAGGGCGAAGAGGACCTTTTGGCTCAGGGCAAAGACAACATAGACAAATTTTAAGAACACAAGTCCAATTATCTTTACAGCAGGCATACACTGGTAATAGTCAGGTTTTAAGGCTAAGCACTAATAACGGTGCTAAGGTAATTAATATAGAGATACCTCCTGGGGTACTATCAGGGGATCAAGTAAAATATGACAATATAATTGATAATGCAACTCTATTGGTAGAATTTAAAGTTTTACCTGATTTAAGATTTGATAGAAAAAATCAAGATTTATATGCGTCACATACTATTTCGGTTCTTGATTTGATAGTTGGATGTAATTTTGAATTTACAACTATAAATGGTAAAACAATACAAGTAACAGTGCCACCAAAAACACAACCTTATATGCAATTAAAGTTAGCAGGATTTGGAATGCCTATTCCTAACACGACTTTTTACGGTGACCTTCTAGTATTGCTTAAACCCTATATACCAGATAATATACACCCTGAAATTTTAAACACAATTGACCAATATAAAAATGTCCATTAAGGTAACAATTTGCGAAGTATAGTGATATACTTTGTGATACAATATTTGATATATATACAAAAGGAAACATATGAACACATCACCGGAAATTGAAAATATTATTGAGCAATCTATTACGATTGCCAAAAAACACAATCATCAATATGTAACAGTTGAACATCTACTATTATCATTGATTAGTTTCCAACCGTTTAAAAGGTGCTTGAGCAGTTTTGGTGTAGACACAGAATTAATGATTGATGAGGTATCTGGATATGTTGCCTCACTTAATGCTATTAAAAGCCAAAATAGTGATGTTAACCCTAAAAAGACCAATAATTTAGAACGTGTAATGAACCGTTCGGTAACACAAGTGTTGTTTACTGGTCGCCGTCAAGTTACAACTATTGATATTTTTCTTAGCATGTGTGCAGAGGGAAATAGTCATGCTCATTACTTTTTGTTAAAATATGGTGTAAACAAGCAGGAGTTTTTAGTACACTGGCAAAAGCACTATAAGGGCGGTGAGTTTGTACAAAACTTAACTGACACTCAAGCTGATGAAATTTTGGAAGAATTTACAACCAATTTAACTGCACTTGCAAGACAGGACAAGCTTGAGCCAGTTATCGGACGCACACAAGAAATTGATGACATTGTTAATGTATTAGCAAAGCGTTTTAAATCTAATGTGTTGATGGTCGGTGACCCCGGTGTTGGCAAAACTGCAATTGCCGAAGGTATCGCACGTGCCATAGTTAATAAAGAAGTTCCCGAATTTCTTAATGGACATGAACTTTATAGTCTTGAAGTAGCAGGCTTATTAGCAGGAAGTCGTTATCGAGGTGACTTTGAAGAAAAGGTCAAGCAAGTTATCCAAGCCTTGACTACTAAAAAGAAGGTTATTTTGTTTATTGACGAAGCACATACAATGAAGAGTGCAGGTAACAGCGGCAACGGCAGTGTTGATTTTAGTAACATGATCAAACCTGCAATTACCAAGGGTAATTTAAAAGTTATTGCTAGTACAACTTGGGAAGATTTCTACGAAAGTTTTGAAAAGGATCGTGCATTAATGCGCCGTTTCTTTAAGATAACTGTAGATGAGCCTAGCGAAGAAAGCACAGTTAGAATTTTAAGTGGATTGGCCGCGCGCCTTAACGACTTCCATGAAGTTAACATTAGCATTGAGGCTATTAATTCAGCAGTAGAAAGTGCTACACGTTATATCCATGATCGTAAAAATCCTGATAAGAGTATTGATTTACTTGACGCAGCCTGTGCAAAACAAAGGGTATTAGGCAATAAAGATGTTGTGATTAATAAACAAATGATTTTTGATCAAGTAGAAAAATATACAGGTGTACCAGCAGATAAACTAAGCGGTGATAACTATGCTAAAATTAATAGTCTAGATACTAATATTAAGGCTAAGTTGTATGGACAAGATGAAGCTGTAGACAAAGTACTTGAACGTGTTTACGTAAGTTTTGCTGGTATTAATACTGAAACAAAACCTATTGCAAGTTTCTTGTTCTTAGGTCCAACAGGAACTGGTAAAACTGAAATGGCTAAGTTGTTAAGTAAAAACCTTGACATGCCTCTTCTCAAATACGACATGAGTGAGTATAGTGAAAAGTATACTGTAAGTTCATTAATTGGTCCTCCTCCTGGTTATGTTGGCTTTAGTGATAGTCAGGTACAAGGTGGTAGGTTAATTAGCGACCTTAGTAAAAACCCACACAGCGTAATGCTATTTGATGAGGTTGAAAAGGCACATCCAGATATCTTTAATATCTTCTTGCAAATCCTTGATGAAGGTCGTGTAACTGGAAGCAATGGCAAGGAAGTAAGTTGCAAAAACAGTATTATCATTTTAACAAGTAATCTTGGAAGTGCTGATGGAGAACGCAATAATATTGGGTTCGGCGATCTGCAAAAGACAGGAGAAGATGATAAGGCATTTAAAGATTTTTTCAAACCCGAGTTTAGAAACCGTCTTGATATGGTCTGCAAATTTCAAAAACTTGATATGCTTTCTATTAAAAAGATTGTTATTAAGTTTCTTGATGATGCCAAGAGGTTATTGCTCGAAAAGCATAACATCACATTAAATCTAACTGAAAATGTAATTGAATATCTTGCTGAAAAGGGTTACGATACTAAGATGGGCGCACGTCCTCTTGCACGTAAAATTGATGAATTAATTCGTGTACCTTTGTCTAAAAAGATTTTGTTTGAGAGAATTAATAATGCTAACATTATGGCAAATCTTGTAGACGGCGAAATACATTTTAATGTTACCAATAAAGTTAGTGCTGTTATTGGCGAAGATGGAATTATTCAAGTTGAAAATTGAAAAAAGAAATAAATTATATTATGGAAAATATCCATATAGAGCTACCCTTAAGGTAGTAGGATCTGCTTATACCTATTATAGTAAAAACTATGATGACTTTTGCGCACGTATGCAAAGACATAAAAATGATATTAACAAGTCACAGAATTATCATATTAAAGATCGTCATGAATATTGGGTAAAGTTTCTTGACAATATTAATTACTTAAAAATTAAAGAGTATTTTAAATGGCGAGAAAATAATGCCGATTACGTTACTATTAGGGTAGAGGGAGATAAGATTAGTGTATTTTGTTGTGATTTAAATTTACTTACTACTTTAGAAACTATTAATCCGCAAGTTACGTATACTAAGGCTATAGCATTAAAAACTGATACATTATACTTTAAAAAAACTCCTAAATTTAAGTATAGGACTTTTTTTAAAAGTAAACGTATAACTACAGAATTTGGACAAAATATCTTAGATTTTGCTAAAAGATATAATACAAGTACTGAGATTAAGTTAAGCTCATCTATAGTAAAATTTATAAAAGAACGTAATATTAACCGATATACTTATTTACATGGTAGCTACTTTATAGATTACAATAATGAAAGTGTAAAGTCATTAGTTTATATGTTTTTTGGAGAAATGTTGGGTAAAACGTATTACCTTGAAAAAGAGCCATAAAAGTGATAAATACTCTGTAAATATGGAGTATGTATGGCTAAGATTGTAGAGGACGTAGTCCTTATAAAATTCAGCAAAATCGTTAAAGACAATGAAAAAGAAAGTGAAGGGATAGCTGGCCCTGATATTCAACAAGCTTTAGAACAGGTAGCTCAAGAACTAGTAGGCGACGGCATAGTCGTTGAGGTTGTAAAAGGTAAATGAGCCAGCAAACAACACTAATTCTATTTCCAGCAACCACCTATGACGGCGGCGGTACTGCTAATGTTTATAATCTTACAAGTAATGCTCAACCTGCAGCAGCCTACTATTTAGGTAATCAAGACCTACAAACTATTAATATTAAAACTACAGATTTTACCGGCAATATAGTCATCGAAGCTACGCTTAGTGCAAATAGTTCAACTAATGAGTATTTTGAAGTATACAAATCAAGTAATAATGCTAACGCTAATTTAAGCATGTATACAAATATCGAAGGTAACTTTGTATACATGAGAGCAAAAATTGAAGATTTTGCAGGTGGTGTGTTAAATTTTGCTAAATTGAGTTATTAATATGAAAGAAATAGTCATCATGCCAGGTGGATTTCATCCTTTCCACGCAGGTCATTTTGCGTTATACCAAAGTGCTAAAAAAGCCTTTCCTAATGCTGATGTGTATGTCGCTGCTAGTAATGATACAAGTGAAAGACCTTTTCCCTTTGCGTTGAAAGAAAAACTAGCGAAACTTGCAGGAGTCGATGCCGACAGCTTTATTCAGGTAAAAAGCCCGTTCATACCAAAAGAAATAACACAAAACTATGATCCAGAAAATGATGTATTGATTTTCGTCCGTAGTGAAAAAGATCGTAATGAATACCCTAAACCTGGAGGTACTAAGAAAGACGGCAGTCCTAGTTACTTCCAACCTTATTCAGATAAAGATTTACAACCGTTCGGTAAACATGCTTATATAGATTATCTCCCCACTGTAGAATTCGGTCCTGGCTTAAAAAGCGCCACTGAGATACGTAATATTTGGCCAAAATTAAATGACAGAAGAAAACAAGCAATGGTTTTGAGTTTATATCCTGCCACTAAAGAAAATAAAAAGTTATTAAATGTTGCAGTAAAATTATTAGATGCAGGTATGTATGATAATAGCACTAAAGATGATAAACCAAAAGTGCCAAAAGTTTCTGAAAACATAGATTATCTTCCAGAAAAATAATTTACTATATTCCTCAGAATGTAAATATCTGTACATTTTCAAGAGGATAACATGGCAAAAAATAAATCTAAGGCACAAACCGAAAATACTGTACCAGTAGAAAAAGTGCAGGAAGTAGCAGAACAACAAGGCGCTCCCCCACCACCTCAACCATCCGAACCGCCTCCAGCAGGACAAAATCAAGTTCAAGTAAATGTAGACTTCCTTAAGACTACCAGGGTTCATATAGCAATGCCATGTTACGGTGGTATGCTTACCGAGTCTACATTTATGAGTTTTATTAAGTGGGCAAACACGGCTCGTCAATTAGGCATCGATTGGACATTAGAAACGATGGTCAATGAAAGTTTAATTAGTCGTGCCCGTAATACACTAACAGCAAAGTTTTTAGATATGCCAGACGCTACTCACTTATTCTTTGTTGACGCTGACATTGGTTGGGAACCATGGCACTTACTAGTTTTAATAAACAGAAATGTAGACGTTATCGGTGGACTGTACCCAATGAAGACTATGCCTATTAAGTGGGTAGTTAATGGATTTGAAGGCGCAGAAGAAGGCCCAGACGGTTTACAAGAAGTTAGCAAAGCTGGCACAGGTTTCTTATTGATGAAGAAACATGTATTTGGAAAATTGAATGCACATCCTGCTGTGAAGCAGTATAAGAATGATATAGGACTTGATCCTAAGTATGACAAACATCTTAAAACTTATTTCGATACAGCAGTACGTCAGAACCGTTATTATAGTGAAGATTGGACTTTCTGTGAAAACTGGCGTGATCTGGGCGGACGTATTTGGGTAGATAAGCGCGTACTATTACGTCATAGTGGAGCATATGTTTTTTGTATGGAAAATCAACAATATTTAAATGATAATATAGGACCTTTATATGTTGATGGCAAAAAACAACAAGGATTTACATTTAAAGATAAAGACGGCAATGACGCACGATAATAACAAGGGATTATTATCGTGGAAAGTCAAGACGTAAAATTTTTCAATACTTTTAGTTATGTAATAAGCATACTTTTTGTAGTTGCCATTTTATTGTTTACAGTAGCATGGCAAGTAGGAAAAAACACACAATCAACTTACAAATTTAGCGACCAAGAGTATATTAAACAGGTCGAAAGCAATCTTGCTATAGCCCGTGTAGCAGTTTCAGGTCAGGATAACTCATTACTAGCAATAGAAGCAGCAGAGGGCGCAGTAATAGTCGCTTTAGAAATACCATCAGATGGTATAGGTGTATATGAACAAGTATGCGCCGCTTGTCATCTTAATGGTCTTGCGGGTGCCCCTAGATCGGATGACAAAGCTGCATGGGCAGTCAGGATAGCGCAAGGTAAAGAAACACTATATAAACATGCTATAGAAGGCTATCAGGGACAGCAGGGAGTTATGCCTGCTAGGGGAGGTCGATCTGACTTATCGGATGATCTTGTTAAGGCTGCTGTAGATTATATGGTAGATAAATCGTCATAAAGATAAACGCAAAATAGCAAAGCCCCTAAAGGGGCTTTTCTCTTTTAATAAACGCTAATATTCTGATAAATACATATAATTATCGGATAGCTAGTATGAAAATCTCTCAAATTATTAATGAAACTACAGCGGGTGCTACAGCTAGTGGAAGTATTAGCAGTGTAGCAGGTTCTTTAGGTAAAATTCAGAAAAGAGCTGGTAGTTTATTTAAAGGCAAAAAAACAAAAAAGCCTTTTTATGAAGACGAAATTGTAGAACAAGACTTAATTATTGTTCCAGGCATGCGTCGTAGTAAAGATACTAGTTTTATTCCGCATGCTAAGGACCGCAGAGATCACGAAGTAGAAATGGCACGCAAGGACCTATATGCTGCTACAAAAAATGCTATGCGTATAATGAAACAAATACAAAATCGTAGCGAAGATGAAGGATTGATGGGTTGGCAGCAAAGTTACATCACATTAGCCAGCGATTACCTAAACAGTGTAGCAGATAGTTTGGCAGAACCATCATTAAATGAATTAAGTAAAGATACTTTACAAAGATACATATCTACATCATCAGCAGCAGCTAGAGGTGGCAGAGAGGATAAAAAATTAAAAAACGTTCCAAGTTGGAAAGTGGCTGCCGGTAAAGTAGCATCACCAGATAGCGTCATGGACAAATATGCCAAAGTTAAAGCAGGTGATATGCAACCTGTGGCGGAAGGCAAGCGTATAGCAAGAAAGCCAGGACAGCCTGCTAATAGCAAGAAGCATAGCGATTTATATACAGATGAAAATCCTAAGGGTACTATTACTGGATTAAAATTTGCTACAGCAGATGATGCTAGAGCAAGTGTTAGTAAAATTAGAAACAGCGGCCGCAGTCATGCTCACAAAATACAGGCTGCAGTTGCTATGGAACAACGAGCAAAAGCAGCAGGTAAAAGCGAAGCAGCAGGAGTTTATAGAAAATTTATTAATTCTATGAAGAAAAAAACTAAGGAAAACAGTTATGAGTAATATAATTAAGGGCTTAACAAAAGAAACAAATATACGCAGAGTAAATCCTGTGCCTCCGGTTGTAGTTAGACAAAATGTAAAAACTGAACCTAAACAAAACGTATATGACCCTAGTGCAAAAAAACAAAAACCTGAACAAGATAAAAAGCCTGTGGATGTAGATAATAGCTCTATAAATTTAATAGCTGAGAAAAAGAAAAAACCTAAACCAACAAGTCCTGATAAATGGGCAAGAGCAAAAGCAAAAGCCCGTAGTAAGTTTGATGTATATCCAAGTGCATATGCTAACGCTTATGCAAGTAAAGAATATAAAAAGATGGGCGGCGGTTGGCGCATGGGTGAAAGCTATGCAAGGATTTTAAATTATTTAAAAGAAAATCGATCAGATATTTTAGTTAAGTTTGATTTTAATCAAATCTTTACCGCTATAAATGAAAATATAAATGAAAACAAAATAAATCTACGTAGTGTGATAGCAGGACTTGAAATGGGTCATTATGATAACTTAAATGAAGATGAAAAAGATGTTGAAGAAGGACGATACAGTCGGTACTATAATCCTATGGACGATGAGCGCAAAGAACAAGACGCCATGGATAAAGAACGCAGAGACTTCAAACGCAGTGAAATGGAGTACGAATTACGCAACGAACCAAAAAATAACTATCAAGTAAAGATTAATGATAAACATTGGAAAGTATTTCCTAGCAAAGAGCAGGCTGAAAAAGCTGCTAGAACAATTGAAAGAAGATATAATAAAAAGGCCACAGTCCATTTAACTGGCTTAGCACCTACTAACGAAGATACTGAAGTACCAACACATAATATTAGATTAGGCAAACCTAGAAAAGAAGAAATTGATGATCCAAAAGACATAGTATATGAATATCCAATTTATAATAATGGTAAATTAATTGGTCAATTCACATTTAGCAAATTGTTTGGAGAATTTTATGGTAGTATGGGCGGTAAAATATTGCCAGATTTGCCTACAAAATTAGATGGCAGCGATCCTATGGTCGCAAACAAAATTTTTTACGATTATTTAGTAAGCCCAAGCGGTCAGAGGATCGTTAATACAATGAAATCTGCAACTCTTAAGCCGCAAGATCAAAGATACGATGTAGCGGAAGCTAACCCAGTTAATGTATGGGCTAGAAGAAGCGGAGGTCTTGGATCGGTGTCTGCTTTAGCTCCAGAATTAAGAGCAAGTGAACTACCAATCGATATAATAGGCGAACCAGATAGATATTTGGCACAAAAATTATATTATAATATTTCTAGAGGAAGAGCAGCAAGAGATTTGTTTTATAATACTCAGATAGATAAAGAAAACTTAGGTAAAGAATTAGAACAAATGGCACTTAAATTAAAATTGAAAAAAGATCCTAGTGGATTGTATGTTTATGATGTTTATAGCCCTGTTGGTCAAGGAACTAGAAATCATATTACTTACTTAGAATATCAATTCGGCAAACCAATGAAGAAAGAAAGATTTGCTAAAAAACCTAAAACACCTGACATTACATCAGAAGAGCAAGCACCTATGTTTACTCCTGAAGATGAACAATTAGATGAATTAAAATGTTGGCCTGGTTATACAAGAGTCCGCGGTGTACCTGCAGGGGCTGTTGGTAGTTGTAAGAAGAAAACAAAAGAAAGCGGTATAATGAAAGGTATTAGGAAGACATAATGTGGTTTTATAAAGAGAATTTTTTAGAAGAGACAGAATTTAAAAAATTATCAGAAAAAGTTATAAGTTATAAAAACTTAAGCAACGATGATAATGGAGTTTGGGATACAGTAGACAATTATTTAGATGATAAACATGGTAGATACTTAAAGGGTAAGGGAGAAAGAAGAGTAAAAAGATATAGGTACGATGGAAATTTTTATTATTATAACATAAAAAGTAATACAGTTAAATTTTTTGGCAGTGAATTTGAAAATCCATTACAAAAAATGTACAATTATTTTTATGAACAGGGATATAACGATGTAGTATTGCAAAACTTATGGCTTCAATATACTGACTATAACAGTGTATTTCATAGGCATAGAGATGGGGGTTTAGGAATATATGAAGCTGTAGATTGTTTTACAAGTATTTTGTTTACACATAATATATGGGAGGAAAGTTGGGAAGGTTCTATAAAGATAAGTGATAGCAGCAATATTGATATTGCAGAACTAAACGAAAATCAAGTTGAATATTTCCCTAAACCAAATACTTTAATAATATGGACAAGAGATCACCCACACTGGATGACTCCAATATTAAATAAAGATGTGACTAGAATATTTGTAGGGGGATGTTGGTACAGAGATGAGAGCAAAAGAATTCATAATTGAAGCAATTGATCCAAACATTAAGTTTGAATTAGATAAAATCCTTTCAAGAAATTGGAAAGGATCTGCTGCGGAAAAAATATTATTAGGACAATTTTTAAAAAGTGATAAGGGAACCTATGCTAGAAATGTTATAGGGAACAACAATCATAAAGAATTTATAGACCATATTACTGTTTGGTTAAAAAATAATCAACCTAAATTACAGCAACAATTTGATGAAGTAGATTTTACTGATCTTGAAAGTTTAGCATCTGACATGTATGTGAGTTATTTGGCTACACAAGGGCAGTTAGAAGAAGCTTATCAAGGTGGCCTACGTAAATGGTTTAAGCAAAAGTGGGTTAATCTTGCAAAGAAAAAGAAAGGGGGTCGAGGTTATGAACCGTGTGGTACTTCAGGTAAAACATCTGGATACGCAAAGTGCGTACCATCAAAAAAGGCATCGCAGATGTCAGACAAAGAAAAAAAGTCTGCCATCAGTCGTAAACGAACAGCACAACGCAAAGCAGGCAGACCCGGTAGGCAATCTGGTGGTAAAGGCCAAGCGCCTATTCTTGTAAAAACAAAAGTTAAAGAAGATTATAAATCAAATTTTGATCAAACTATTGATGACATGATTACAAAAATTTATGGTAAAGAAGCACAACGTAAAGTTGCTGATCTGCCAAGATATTTAGTATACAGTCAAAATTCAGGGTTAGAGATGGATACTAATAGTTTGAATGATGCAATTTATGCTGCTGAACTAATTGCAAACAGAGAGCTTGATAGTCCTTCACTAGTCTATGATAGAAAAACGAAATATCCTGTTGTAGCATACAATGGCAGTGAAGATGTATGGTATAAAACAAATCCTAGTAGTCCAAAACTTAACGAAGAAAATACTATCGATGAAGTATGGAGCAAAAAATATAAAAAATCAATTAATTGTAGTAATCCAAAAGGGTTTAGTCAAAAAGCACACTGTGCCGGACGAAAAGCAAGACAAGCCGGTAAACATACAAAGAGCAATAGTGTAAACAAATGACACATTTAGGCGATAATAATATAGGATACTTTAAACATTTATTTAGAGCATGGCGCTGGGCATTTATATTATTAGTACACGGTCTATTTCCTGAAATATGGAAGACAACCGTAAGCAGGGAAATTTGTAAAAATGAATAAGGTTGGTGAAGCAAAAAAGAAAGATGATGAAGTCACAACAAAGACTTATACTGACACACCTGCGGGTCCTGACATATTAACTCCAGATGATAAACCGCCCGCAACTGTTGAGCCAGAAGAACCTAAGTCAGAGCCAACTACATCAGATTTAAAGAAAGCAAGTCAAGGTGATACATTACGTGCTACTGCTGGTATCACACCAAGCGAGAGAATGCGTGATCTATTGTCACGTATGCGTAATATCGATATTGATCCAACTGATGCAGGATATCCTCCACCTGAGCCCGCTACTAATTTAAATGTTCGTGTAGATACAGAAAACTTGCCTGTACTTGCTAATAAAGCTATAGCAGCAGCAGGCAGAGTGGCACCAACATTCCATCAAGTAGCAAACTTACCTGGCAACATGAGCCGTAATATAAGAACTATGGGCAAACAATTGTTTCGTGTGTTTACACGCACTCCAACAGAAAATATATACATGATAGGTAATATAATGAACATGGGACCTAATAGTAGCCGTGAGATGAATGCTGTAGCAGGCTATCTGCGTGATAAAGGTCATAACATGGGGGTAGGCGATCTTGATTTTGAGCAGATAATACCTGGTTATCACGCTGATGTAAATCAATTCAAGGCAAATGGCATACGCTGGCTCGTAGTGCGTGATGAGTTTGGTGAATATGTTTATGCTTGGCCAGAAAGTGATAGCACTATGTTCAATGATAATACAAAAATGATAGGTAGGAACATATAATGTTAGCAGACAGTTTAAAACAATTATTAGCAAATAGTTATAGCTTTGTAATTAAAGCACAACAGTTTCATTGGAACGTAGAAGGTCCAGACTTTCCGCAGTACCATAAATTTTTTGGTAAATTATATACCGAAGTATACAATTCACTTGACCTGACAGCAGAGTATATTCGTACACTTGATGCCTATACACCAGGCAGCATGGAACGTTATATAGAACTAAGTCAAATCAAAGGTCAGACTATGATACCACGTGCTGAACTAATGTTTGCTGAGTTACAACAAGATAACGATATCGTCATAGGTTGCTTGCAAGAATGTATGCAACATGCAAAGAAAGAAGGCAACTATGGTATAGAGAACTATATCGCAGAACGATTAGACGCACATGCCAAACATGGTTGGATGATAAGAAGTATATTGAAAAAGGAACGTGCGTAAATACATATATGGCTAAGAAAGGACACTATCTATTTGCAAAGTTATGCGAAAGCATAATGAACGAGGTAAGCACTACTATTGATGCTATCAGAAAAGTGCCGGGCGGTACAGAGATCGGCAAATATATGCACAAGAACGCCGACATCCCACACAATGCCGACTTTAGACCTACAACTGACATCGTGCTTGGTCGTAGGGGTGCATATGACGGTGGTCGATGGTACATAATAGCCGGCGAGAAAGGTGCAGGTGCAATATTATATAATAATAATAATAGACAATATAGAGTAATATTACCAAGACCCTCAAATATACCTTTAGGACACGATTTTGGCAATAAATGGCTCGGTGATAAGGGTGATGAAAAATTCATAGATTTGATTACAAGCAGCGGTAACGGCGCTAAATTATTGATGAAAAAAGCTATAGGTAAAACTGTTGAGCTTTATACCGTAGGTGCCGGTGCAGGACGTGATTTACAAGGAAAGAAAACACAGCGCCAAGGATATAAACAGCCAAGCGCCACCGATACTTTATCATATGAAAACGCTGAACAGTTTTTATTGAAGAAGTTCAAGCCAACATTTTTGCGTACATTGAAACAAGCTGAAGCCGAATACAAAGGTATGCTTAACATAATGTTGAAAGGTGGCAGCTATAAAAAGATGGAAGAAAAGATACGTTATTTGCAAAAACTTGACGATTATATAGCAAGGCTTGAAGCAGGAAAATTATCTGACAGACAGATAATGGAAATTTTTGGTCACCCTATCAAACAGGCATTGATGATATCAGCACAACATTTTTATCCTGAAGTAACAGGTGGTATTGACCGTGTATTTGGAAGCGTTCGACTGGGTGACAAGCAGGGTTTATATGATCTTATTAATGATATAAGCAAGGGTGACACTAAGAAACTTAGCACTGTATTATCATATTTTAAAAATGCAATATTGGCAAAAAAAGATTTATGAAGATACAACAACTACTTGAAAGTCCGCAAAACTTTAAAAAAGCAAGCGAAGATCCACGTATTAGCAAACTATTAGGCATTGCTTTTATGCAGGATCGCACCATACCATTTAACACCCTGGCAAAGCTTGGACCAAAGCCTGATGATAAGTCTATAGTTCTCGCTCTTGGAGACTTAATAGATCAAGCATTCTCAAGCACAGATTTTGGTGATATCAGCAAAGACGGCAAGTTTGATGATTACATACTACGCCAATACATGAGTGGTGACTTAGACTATGAAGATATTAGCGGTGAAGCTGCTGATGCACTCGCTAAATGGAAGGCATTGAGCAAGCGTGGAATGTTGCAGCCAGAAGATCAAGACTTCAATAGATTTAAAAACATAGCAAGAATACAAGCAAAGATGGCAAGTATGCCCTATAGTGGGATGTTACAACAGATAGGAGTCCAAGAAAAACTTGAGAAGATGAAGCGTGATGCTAAGAGCGTAACATTGATAGACAATGACAGATTTTTCGTAGCTATACCAATGAATTATGGTGCTTGCTATATGTTTAATAATGCTCAAGGCACACAAGCATCATTCTGCACAGGTGGTAGCCATGGCGCTGATTGGTTCAAACGTTATGCTGATGAAGGCCCGGTCATAACAGTTTTCGATAAACAAAACATGGATGATATCAATGGTAAGTGGCAGATACATGCACCAACAAAGCAAATCGTCAATGCAAGACAGACTAATAGGTATAATGGAGAAGAACAGTTCGGACAATTATTTCCTGGCTTGATGGTCGATATAGTAAAAGCCATGACCAACAAAGCAGAAGAAATCAACCAAGCAAGCAAAATCGTACCTGGATTAAGAAAAGGTTATGATGTAGATAAAGATACTCAAGTGCTTAAAAATACATTCCAAAGGGCTTTTACATTAAAACCCGACCAAATAAAACAAAACCTAGAACAACCTGAGGCATAAGCTATGAGATACCGTGAGTTTCTCATAGAGTATAATCGTGATATCACTAAACGCCAGTTCGGTAAACAGGTTGCTGACAGATTACAAAATAGTCCTGACAGTGATTTATTTAATGCCTATTACAAATCTTTAGGAGAAAAGGGATATGCTATTGAAAAGATATTAGACACTATCGCTTCCAATATATTAACAAGTTTTGAGAATAACGATCCTACACCTAACAATCAATATACGCCTTGGATAGCCCGTGAGTATATCAAAGGTAAAATCAGACGCCTTGAAGATTTAAGCCGTATCAAAAATAGTCTTGAATTATTTCACAAATATAAGAATACAAATGCTTTTAAAGAGCTATTTAAATATAATGTAGGCTTCAATGATATAAGCAAACTCAGTGCCGATCAGATTGAAGGTATAGCAGAAAAGATCGATGATTATATAGCACCTAAAGATAAAGAAAAAGACAAGAACAAAGGTGATGCCGAAGTTGTTTATGACGGTCCAGATGCAAGAGTGATACATCCTAAAGACCAAGATGCTGCCTGCTATTATGGTCAAGGCACACGTTGGTGTACTGCTGCTACAAAAGGCGAAAACTATTTTGACAACTACAATAGAAATGGTCCATTATATATCATAATACCAAAGCAGCCTAAATATCAAGGTGAGAAATATCAACTACACATAAACGAAAAACAGTTTATGGATGAAAAAGATGATCCAGTAAGTCTAACAAAACTCAAAGACTATCCAGGATTTTTAAAATTACTAAAGAAAGAGTTAGACGATGAAGATTTGTTATTGTTTGTAGATCCAAAAGAAATCACTGATATCAATAAAATAGTTAGTGAATACCTCGGAGATATAGTCTGGGAAGCAGTCAGTGATATGGAAGCTGAAGATGATGGTTGGTATGAATATAGGGCAGAGGCTGCTATACAGAAAGGCTATGTAGATGAGAATGGTGAGATAGATTGGGATCGTGTATATGAAGATCCACAACTAAATGATTATGCTATGTATAATGATGATGTCAGACAGGCTTTACGTGATATAAAAGACCTTGAAAAAATACAAGGTGAACAGATATTAGCAGATATAGCAGATAAAGAACAGTTTGACTATGGTTGGGCTACTACGACCATGCTTGAAAAATATTATATAGATTGGATAGACAACACTCTCGGTGGTAACTATTGGAAACGATTCCATACTAACTTTGAGATGAGCAAGAACCCTGATGCTAACAAGTATAAAGGATTAAAGATAAAGTGGGTAGGAAAACTTGGTAACTACATTGTAGGATTTAGGCAAAACTAATGAGATATCGTGAATTCCTATTTGAATATAATCGTGACATTACCAAGAAAAACTTTGGTGAAAAACTTTTAATGGCATTAAAAAAAGAACGCCCAAAAGATGCTAATTTTAATTTATTAGACGACCCTGTTGGGAGACAACAATTAATTGATGATTTTATCAAGCAACTTGAAGACGCAGATCCAACACCAAACAAAGAATATGTGCAATGGATGGCACGTAAATATACAGATCCAAGAAACCTCGTAAAGTTTGAAGATTATATTGGACAATTACCTGAATATCTTGCAAAGTTTCATAAACTAAAACAACGCCGCATGATTGAAAATCCAAGAAATGATATTAACAGGTACGATAATGTTCCAGACTTTATGAACGTTATAGATGAATATCCTGATCCTGTTAAACCCGAAGACAGAGATAAGGGTCAAGCAAAAGTATTTTATGAAGATAACGATTTACGAATTATAGTACCACAAGACAAGGCTGCTGCTTGTTATTATGGACAGGGCACACGTTGGTGTACTGCGTCTACAGTAGGGATAAATCAGTTTGAAAGATATAATAGATTTGGACCATTATACATAGTGATACCCAAGAACCCAACATACAATGGTCAGAAATATCAATTTAGCTTTCCATATGGACAGTTCATGGATGAACGTGATAGGTCTATAGATAATGAGATAGGCAGAGAACTAGCACAAAAATATCCACAGCTTTATGAGATATTTAATAGTCAAATAGCAAAACATCACACTGGTTATTTTTTAGTATTGAAATTCACTAAAAAAGAATTAAATCAAATAATAAACGAGCTTAAAAAATATACAGTAGATATGCCGAACGGAAGCCATATTGTTTATATGAATGATCATCCTGACATCGAAGACATTGATATAGATAGAATTAAACTAGCAGAATTTCTTGTTCGTAGAAATAAAAGCAATATAAATGATGATTGGGAACCAAACGATACAAAGGGAGAATTACCTATATTAATGTTTGCTGTATTTAATAAAGACTATACTGATGTTGTATTCATTCAAGTGGATGTAAATACACATGACATAGCTTTTAGAACAATGGATAAAGAAAAAGATTTATCACCTGAAATAAAAAACGTACAAAAACTATTTTTAAAAACAATGGCTGATTATAGAAAAGATTATTCTCAAATATTCGATGATTTTACAAATAAATTTATACCACAACCTCTACGTATAGAAGCAGAAGAACTATAATGAGATACAGTGAATTTACCTCAGAAGGTTATAGTAACGGACAATACCGTATAAGAGCAATGACCTATGAGCAAAATCATAGCCCACCTCATGAATTACGTGCCTTTCTTGATATACCTGAAGTTAAGCAAGAATTGAATAAACTAAGGTTTGTTATAAAAAATACTCCTGCAAAACTATTGGCGACCTTGCCCAGAGCAGAACTTGTAAATGATCTTATGTTAAGATATAATGTACAACTCAGTCCTAGAGCCAAAGAGTTAGTTTATAACTACTTAAAGGGTAATGACCAATATCTTTAATGAGATAAATATTACTATGAGAATTCATGAAATACTGCTTGAGAAAAAGCTTAAAAAACTCACTAAAAAGCATGTCGATTTAGATGATGTTGAAGATAAACCAGAAGATCCAGAAATGGACAAAATACCCCATATTATAATGCAACTACGCAAAGCATTAGACGTAGATGGTGATTATTCAATTACTTTTAAAGACGGTAAAAAGGCTAAGTTGCAGATAGATCAAATAAAGCAATTTCTTAAAAAATATTCTGAATTAAAACCGGATGATAGAAGTCGTATGCAAGATATAGCTTCAGCTAATATTGAGGGATTTCATAAGGCATTAAACTTTAAGGGTAGTGAACCAGTAAAGTCGGCTATAAAAGGCAATCGTTATATGTCAACCTTGCCTGGAGATCGTGATGACAAATAATTAATATTAAAATATGATTTGCTGTCATAAACGCAAGTTTATTTTCTTTCATATACCTAAAACTGCCGGTTTATCAATTCACAATAGTTTGAATAAACATATAGACTTATCATTAATTACTGAATTAAAAAATCAATTAGTTAACAGTAAATTTATATTACCTAATGAAGAAATTCCAACACATATAAATCAAGAATTTTTAAAAAAAACTAACTATAATTTTACAAACTTTTTTGAGTTTGTATTTGTAAGAAACCCCTATACTAGATGTATTAGTTTAACACAACATTTAAATAATCAAGGAAAAAAATAAAACTTGATCAACTTTTAGACATATTTGAATTTAATACATCCGCGTCAGATTTATTCCTTAAAAATCAATTATATTGGACTAATAATAAGTTGTCAGCAAAACTACATATTTTTTATTATGAAAATCTTGAAAGTGATTTTAAAAAGATAAAAAATATATTAGACATCCCTTATAATCCCCGAGAAAATTTAATGCTATTTAATTATAGCCGTATAAAATCTAGTATTGAAATGTTAACCAAATTACAAAAAGCAAGAATATTTAATATTTTTAATGAGGAATTTAAAACATTTGGTTATAATAAATAGTTTTACGGGATATTATAATGAGTAACGGCACTAAGTTAGGATTAATTTTTGGGTTCTTATTTGGCTTCTTTATAAATGAAGCATTAGCCCAAACACTTTATAGTTATAAAGTTGTTAAAGTAAGTGACGGTGATACAGTACAATTTGAAGCACCTTTCATGCAACAACATCTTGGCTTAAAGCCAGTACTAGCATTGCGTGTATTGGGTGTTGATACACCTGAAAAAGGAAGTCGCGCTCAGTGTCCGGAGGAAAGTGCAAAGGCTAAACTTGCAAGTGAATTTACCAAAAAGGCTGTAGCAAAAGCAAAAACTATACAGTTTGAGATTAAAGACCACGATAAATTTGGTGGTCGTGTGTTAGGTGATGTATTCATTGACGGTAAGCGTCTATCAGAGATGCTTATCAAAAATGGTCATGCCCGTGCATATTTTGGTGAAAAGAAAGAGAGTTGGTGCAACTGATATATTGATATTGTTTTTAGACATGATATAATTGTATTATGAAATACGATTTTAGCAGATATAAGCCAAAAGGTATGACTAATAAAGTATTTGAAATTGCCCTTAAAACCGGTGGCAGCACTTTCCCTGAAGTCAATAGTCAACGTTTACAAAGTTTTGCTGAAAATATTATTGAAGAATGTGCTAAACTAGCAGACGAAAATACAAGTTATCCTTACAAAACTTTTGGAGATAAAATCAGATCACATTTTGGCCTTAAGGATTTTGTATGACAACTATCGATATACCAAAATTTAAATTTAAAAACGGCGACAAGGTTCGCAAAGTAGGCGGAAGTTATCAAGCTACAGGATATATTGTAGGCATTGCTGTCACTAGGACAGGCGATGTACGATATGTGTTTGAATTTGAAATGTTCCCAGGTATGCTGCATATTTTCAATGAAGGTCAGTTAGAGTTGGTAGAGGATTATGTCGCATCTTTTACACATGGTTAGATATTTGTTGAACTATAGAGTTAGTTTTAAAGCATTCGTATTAATCGTTATATTGTTTATTTTAGGACTTTCGTTTATAGTCTGATAAATAACTGTATGTATGACCCAAATGATATACACGATCAAGAAGTTAAAAAGATTATTCTTGATCTAAAAAGATTGTCTATGCAAGACACAGCCCAATATTACAGCGGCGGTGAAAAGGGTCTTACTGCAGTAGCAGCAAGCATACGTGACATAAGCCCTGTTTTCTTTCGTGATATGCTTGAGGCTATGAATAAAATATCACAGACAAATCCTGTAAAGCCCGGAACATGGGATAGTGGCAGATTGTAATATTATTACAATTTTTTAGGTCGTGATAACTCTGACTACTTTGTATAGTGAGTTCTTTATAAATATTTGTATATTCAGCAAACTAATCCAACTAAGTTTTATGTAAAAATTAAGTAGATTTACTATAAACAAAATACAGTCTACCGTTAGCTTCCTTTTTAAAAGTTTCTAATGTTAGATTAAACTTCTTAGCGAAATCATGTACGAGTTCAAATGACCACGCAAATACATCTACCCAAGGTCCTTTAATATGTTGTATTCCTGGATTAACTCTAAAAAACATCTTACCCTTAGGTGATAATAATTTAACACAATTTGCTAATCGTAATTCAATATCTTCTCTGCTGTTAAAGTTAATAGATCCCAATGCTATTATGACATCAAAACTTTCCTTAACTGCAGCAAACTCAAGTATGTCAACTTGATAATCAGCACAATTATTATAAGGATCAATACCTGTCAAGTTTTTAATACGGTCTTTAAACTGATTGTACCCGCAACCAACATCTAACACTTTTTTTGGATTTAACTTGTTTACTTCTTCTACAAGATTCCAACCTGTATAACTATAATCCTCAGTGTGAGGCTTCCAAATTTGTCCAAAAAATCTGTTACTATAACGTATATCTAAATCATTAGTGATTTCTTTAATAGAACCAATAAATTCACAGGATAGATCAAGTGTTTGTTCTATTTTAACTTTAAACTTTTCATATCTAGCAGGAGTCCAGGGTAAGTCCTGTACTATAGTATCCTGATTTAGATTATTACGAATTTCATCGTACTTAGGTAAATTTAGACTTTCTTCTAAATTTTTCATTATTAGTTGGAAAATTTTGCTATTCATATAAAAAATTTCACTTTTTATTAAAAATTTTGCGTACCCAGATAAATATTTGCGTAACACAACTACTTATCATGGAATATATCATTTCACTAATTTTAGGCACACTATACGGATTTTTATTCGGTGTTATTCCAGTAGCGGGCGCGGGTGTAGGATTAGTCACGATATTTGGTTTCCTAGATTATTTTAGAGCAGACCCATATCTCCTAGTTGTATTCACTACAAGCATGGTCGTAGCAGCAGCGATAGGTGATAGTTTTGCTAGTATTGTTATGAACATACCGGGTGCTGGCGGCAGTGCTGCTAGCATGGTAGATGGTTTCCCCATGACTAAAAGGGGAGAAGCCGCTAGAGCGTTAGGAGCAGCAATAAGCACTTCAACGGCTAACGGCTTACTTTGGGGATTTCTAGTGTTCTTGTTTTTACCTATGTACGCAACATTGGTATTAAAGTTAGCAACACCTGAAATCCTCGCGTTTTTAATATTAGCATTCGCTAGCGTAGTTTTCGTTAATAACAAATATTGGTTTCGTGGATTATTAGCATTAGCACTGGGTATATTTTTAGGGTTGATAGGACAAGATCCTATTACAGGTGCAGAAAGATATACA